TATGATGGGTGGTTGCACTCCGGCCTGTTATATGTTAGTAGCTCCGCTCGCCGCAATGAAAGACCGAGGCGAACTCGCGCAAGCGTGGTGGCTATGGAAGGCGTTTGGCCGTGCCGCTCTTTTGATTGGCTGGCCTGGCGACGTGTTTTTCTGGAACTTGCTCATAGGCTCGATAATTTTCCGCGAGCTACCGCGCGAGACGACATTCTCGTCGAGGATTGAGCGACATGCAAGAGAAGGCGACTTGCGCGGCCTACGATGGGCTGTCAGACTCAATCGCGTATGGCCTGGACACATCAATTACAAATAGGAGGCAACCATGCCAAGAGCATCAGGACGGCGCAGCGGCTACCGACTCAGGAACGCCAAGCGAGACGCAAACGAACCAGAAATAATAGAGGCACTCGAGGCGGCCGGCGCGGAAGTCGTGCAACTCGACAAGCCTTGCGACCTACTCGTCGGATTCGAAAAAGTAACGCACCTAATGGAAGTGAAAAACCCGGACGGCGCGAACCGCATCGAAAAAGACCAGGCCGAATTTTTTGCCGCCTGGCCTGGCTCGCCGATTCATATTGTACGGACGCCCAAAGAAGCGCTCGCGATTGTCGGCGTCCCGCGTCGCGGTAATCGGCGCGTTTAGACAGCGGGATTATTCGCGCGTCATTCTGCGTTGCCGGCTTCCGGGCCGGTTGATTTTCGTTTGGGTTTATCCCCGTTCGCAGCCGTATCACTTTCTCGCTCGATAAGTTTTTCGAGTGCCTCCTCCATGACAATAAGAGAGTATTCGTATCGCAGCGAGACATACAAAGGATTTCGCGATACCTTGAGGAGTTCCCAGGCGAGTTCGCGTTTAGATTTGGCCGCTTTGTAGCTTTCCGCCACGATTGAATCACGCCGTCGATCAAAGCTATCGTTTTGTTCGGTTTTTTCATCATAAATCCCCAATTTATTACCCTCAGAACGAACACAAGCCCGGAGACGCCTTTCGACAATCTACCGGGCCTATGCTATCAGTTCAACTACGTCTCGCCTGTGAAGCCCTCAAGCCGGTATACGGCATATCGGGTCGAGCCTTGCTCGCGCCAATCAGTCAGTATTTTATAACCCTCCGAGCGCAGTCGGTGAACCACCGCCGCCAAGCGCAAACACTTGTACTCGCGGAGCGCCTGCAACGGCGAGAGCTTGCCTTTGTGTTTCAGGTGCAGAAGTATCAGCTCGCGCTGCGACCGTTGTCTCACGGTGAATTCCATTGTTGCCTCCTAGTTATGATCGAAGCCGGCGCAGTGTCGAAGCTCATGCTCGACAACACGCTCGCTCGCCGCTTGTCTTTCCGCATAACTCATTCTTCGTTGCCTCCGCTCAATCGGTTGATTTCTTTCAGCGCTTTTTCGAGCCAAAAAACGGCGTCGAGCGCCTCGTTGTTGTTGTCCTCGTTTCCGTAGTCCGCCTGGCGCTTGCTCTCGTTTCTATAAAATTCTGAACTGATTCAGTCATGCAAATAACCTGCCCTGGGCATATGCAGCCTCAATCCGTTCACAGGCAATATCGAAGTATTTTCGCTCGATCTCGATGCCGATGAATTTACGACCCAGATTGGCGCAGGCTACTCCGGTGGTGCCAGAACCCATGAATGGGTCAAGAACAGTCTCTCCGTCGAACTTACAAACGCACCATTCCATGACTTCAGTTGGCTTCTGAGTGGGGTGTCTCCCGCCTTGCTTTATTGCCCTGGCTCGATGAAAAGTTATTCTTCTTGCCGCCCTCCATTCAGAAGTCCACGCCATCTCAACGTCTGCCAAAGAAAACCCATCCTGCCCCTTGTCCCATATTAACCACCCCATAGACGGCGGAAGCACATCAGTGTAATAGTTTCCTCCCCAAACGCAGGAAGGCACCCCCATGCCCACTATCGCTCGAATCGCTTCTAAATTCCTAACGTCATCCCACCCAATGGGTTCGCCATAATTTCTCCAGCCATGCTTGTCATCTGGTGGTTTACTATTCTTCCTGTCAGCCTGAATCCCATAAGGCGGATCAGTCACCACCGCATCCACCTTACCCAGGGTCGGTAAAATCTCCATACAGTCGCCACAATAAAGCGTTGCATCGCCTATTTCGACCTTCTTGATTCCCTGGAGCGTCACATAGTCTTTTTTCGAGAGGTTCATTTTTTATTCGCCCTCCGTTGATACCGGGCTGAGCTGAACGTGCATCGAAATTTTTTCACCTATCGGGCTGGCGCAAGAGAGGAGCATCACAGTCCCGTCTTTCGCTTCAAACCGAAGATTAAGCCGGTCATACGCGCGGCCGCTTGTGGTGAGTTCTTGGCTCTCGATTGAATCGATACCTACTTTGGCGATATCGTCGAGCTGTAATATGTTGATAGTCATTTGATTGCCTCCGTTAACTGAAAATACAGCATAACAGGTTTTTTTGAAAAAAACTATAAGAGGGTCACAGTTTGACCTTTCGGGCCATTCGACGTTAGATTTGGCTCCGGGTGCTTAGCCGTGAACTCGACCCGAACAACTCGAGGGACGCAAGAATGCAAACCTATGCTCTGAGGCCGCCGCTCAACATAGTCGGGAGGCGAGGCGCAAGCCTTGAACCTGAACGGACAGACGATTACGGGCCGGTCGGTAAGACCTCCCGGAAAGTGGGCGAACTATGGCAAAAATTCGACTTGGCACGCTTCTTGCGCTATTCTCCGCGCCATCGGGCCGGTTTCCGTAGTGGTTACTCGGTTGCCTCCGTGGTACTGCTCGAGAGAAATCTCGATCCGGCCCGACCTTTAGCGGAGCATCTAGCGGAGCGTCTTGAAAAAGCGAGTTAATAAACGAGTTCCTAGTGCGGCGGCTACGACAGAACCCGTGCCCTCCGAGCTTGCGGTTACGGAAACCGGGCCGGCGGGCAGCTCCGCGCCTCAATGGACGCCGCGACCCTACCAGCGCACCGCGCTCGAGAAATTCGACTCTGGACTTCGCCGCCAAATACTGATCTGGCACAGACGCGCCGGAAAAGACAATTTCGCGCTGAATCTCGCCGCAGGCGAAATGAAAAAACAAACCGGCACGTACTGGCACCTGTACCCGACGCACGTACAGGCCAAGCGCGCGATATGGAACGGAATCGACAAAACCGGCCACCGATTTATCGATTTAGCCTTTCCGCCAGCCGAGCGCGAAACGACCCGTATACAGGATATGCAAATCGTTCAAAAAACCGGCTCCATGTGGCAGCTCGCCGGCTCCGACCGTTACAACTCGCTCGTCGGCTCTAATCCGCTCGGCGTCGTGTTCTCAGAATGGGCGCTATGCGACCCGCGCGCATGGGATTATGTGCGGCCAATCATTCGAGAAAATGGCGGCTGGGTCGCATTTATCACGACCTATCGCGGCCGCAATCACGCTTACCGAATGTTTCACCGGCTCAAAGGCTCGGCGGAGTGGTATTGCGATTTACGAACCGTTGACGATACGACGCTCGCCAATGGCAAGCCGGTAATCAGCGCCGCCGACATACAGGCCGAACGCGACGAGGGAATGGCCGAGGCGCTCATTCAGCAAGAATACTTTTGCAATCCAATCGCCGCGCAGCCTGGCGCAGTGTATGGCCGGCAAATGTCAGCCCTCGTCGAGTCGTCGCGCTTACAGCCCGTCGGCTACGATCCGGCGTTGCCAGTGGTCGCCGCGTGGAGTAATCAGCCGAGCCAACACACCGTTGCATTTTTTCAGCATCGCGGAAACGAGGTTCGTGTTATCGGCTCCAAATCGTTTCAGTTCGCCTCGCTTGCCGACGCTATTCAAAATTCGCGCGAGTCATTCCCGTGGCGATATGTTGCGCGCGACATTGTCGCCGCCGACGCTGCGCAGGAAATTCACACAACATTCGAGCAATTCAGCTCAGTCGTTGAGACGGCCGGCGATTTCGAGAATCCTTTCGAAGCGACTCGCGACTTGATCGGTCGGCTGTACATCGACAACAGCGTGCGACCGTTCACCGACGAGGATGAAAACAACGCCAGGTTAGTTGACGCGCTTAATGGCTATCGATTCAAAGAGGCCAGCGCCGGTCAATCATTCTCAGCCAATCCTATTCAATCTTGGGAATCGCACTATGCTCACGCGGTAGAAAACTTTGCGAAGTACGAAAACGATCAACCGTTAGCCGGCGACGGTTGGCATCCTGCGCCAAGCACCGAGCAATTCGATAGGGCCATTGTATGAGCGAAACGAATCGGCAAATGGTTCAACGGTTGAGGAATCAACTGCACGACAGCGCCGGCTATGACGGCGACGCGATTGCGCAAGACCGAACGCGCGCGCTAAATAGTTACCACCAACGACCTCGAGGCGACGAGGTTCGCGGCCGATCCGGCGTGCGAGCCGGCGACGTGTCGGCAATGGTCGAGGCGAATCTTTCGCAGATGCTCGAGGCATTCACAAACGACAACGTCGCGGAGTTCGACGCAACCGGTCCGCTCGACGACGACCAGGCGAATCTAGAATCCTTCGCCGTCAACAATGCCGTAATGAAATCAAACAACGGCTACCAGGAAATCGGCGCAGCGATTAAAGATGCGCTGCTATTGCGGAATGGCTGGGTGAAAATGTGGGTCGATGAATCGGCCGAAGTCGAGACGCTCGACCTTGCAAACGCAACCGTCGATACGATTGCCGCAATCCGCGAGATTCCCGGCATCACGTCCGCCGAGGTTTTAGAGTTCGACGCCGAAGCGCGCACCGCGCGAGTTCGAGTCACCGCGCCGACGCGCGAGTTTCGTTGCGAGTCTGTCGATTGCGTAAATATTAACTATCCTAAACAATGGAAAAAAACGGACGTACAACGCATTCCGTTTATTGCGGAGCGTCACGTCGAAATGCGCGGCGAGTTAGTCGAGCGAGGATTCGACCGCGCGAAAGTTGACCGACTGCCGGCGCTAGGTCAGGACACAAAATCCGACAGCCTGGCGCGCGACATTGGCAGCACGCCGCCAGTGGGTAGCCGAGGCGGCGACAAAGCAACCGACCTCGTTCTATGGTTCGAGATTTATTCGCTTGAAGCGGCCAGCGACGGCACGCTCGAGCGCCGCCGCATTGCGTTAACGATGGGCGGCCCGGACGAGGCAATACTCGAAAACGAACCCGTCGCCATTGTTCCATATGCAACCGGCTCGCCGTTCATCAACGCGCACCGGCTCACCGGCATATCAATCTGGGACAAGCTCAAACAGACCGAGGATATAACGACCAGCCTCGAGCGCGGACTCCTGGACAACGTCAACTCGGTTATAAAAAACCGAACGGCATACCTCGACGGCAAAGTAAATACCGACGACCTGGCCGACGGCCGGCCGAACGGAAATATTCGCGTGCGCTCGTCGGTCGGCGACATTCGCAAGGCTATGACGACGTTCCCGGTTCAGGATATATCGCAAGGCATTCTCGCGAACCTCCAGCACCAGGGCCAACGCCGCGCCGAAATGGCCGGCGCAGCGCTTGAGCTTTCCACCGGGCAGATGCAAATGGGCGGCGCGCGCATCGGCAGCCAGGGCGTTGACAGAGCGTTTTCGGTTATGGAACAAATCGCCGCGCATATGACTAAGAACATGGCGACGAGCTTAATGCGGAATATGTTCTTGATTGCTCACGCAACCATGCGCGCAAACTTCGATCAGCCGTTGCCGGTCAAAGTCGGTGGCCGTTGGACTTCGCCTATTCCGTCGCAGTGGAAACCTCGACAGTCAGTAACGATTAAACCGGGTATGTCGCCAGGCGAGCGCCAGCGCAAAACGCAAACACTCGGCGAAGTTATCAATGCGCAACTGCAACTCGCGGATAAAGGCATGGACCAAATACTCGTAAATATCGAGGGATTTTACCGAGCGCTCACCGACTGGGGCCGCTCCGCCGAGCTACCGAATCCCGAGCAATACTTCATCGATCCGGCCACAGATGAATCCAAGCAAGCGCTTAAAGAAAAGCAAGACGCCGAGGCGCAAGCGTCCAAGGCAAACCGAACGCTAATGCAACAAGCCGTCGGCCTCGAGCAAATGGGTCGCGCGCTGGAGAAATACCGCGCCGACCAGGATACGCAATTCAAGTACTGGCGCGAGTCGTTACTCGCGGAAATCGAGGAGGCGAAAATTGTCGGTAAAGTCACTGGCGATTTAGTCTCACAAACAAAGTTTGTCAACGGAGGCAACAATGGAAACGGAGACGCAGAAAAAATTAGTACCCCTGAATAAAGCCGACCTGCAAAACCTAATCGCGTTCGGGAATCGAGCGCAAATGTCAGGACTTGAGGCCGACTCATGGGTCGAACTAAAACAGCGGTTAGTTATGGAATTTTCGAACGCCGCAGATGCGGCAGACGAGGAGGAAAAGCAAATGCACTTGGCGGTCGATAATGACGCTGAGTGAGATAAACGCGGAAGCTCAAAGCACCTACGCGAAGGGACTCCGAAACAATCCCCTGCTCAAAGCGCTAATCGCCGAGAGGAAAAACGACTTGCGCGACGCATGGGAGTCAACCGAGGAACACGACGTGAGCAGCCGAGAGGCACTATTCAGCGAGCATCGCGCCCTCGATAACCTGAGAGACTACTTTGATGCAACAATCAGAAGCCTCGCCGGAGACGGCACCTAAATCGGCGGAGACGCCGAACAAACCGCAACCAACGGACCTGGATAAAGTTTTGAACATTCTCGGCGGAGACGCGGAGAACGACGAAACAAAAGACGGCGACGAACTGGAAGCGAAACCGGACGAGCAACCGGAGACGGTTGATGATGAAAAGCGGCCGGAGACTATCGACGAATTAGCCAAGCGGCTAAAACTCGAGGTCAAAGACTTGTACGACATTAAGCTCAAGTTGGGCAGCGGTCCCGAGGAGACTCGCGAGGTCACTATCGGTGAACTCAAAGACCAAATGTCAACCAAGGATGATTTCGAAGTTACTAAATTGAAGTTTGAGGAGGAGCGGAACACACGCGAGCAGGAACTCGTTAAGACGCAACAAACGGTCGCGGAAATAGTTAGCATGTTGCCGAAGTCGGCAATAAGCAAAGAGCTATTAAGCACCCTGGCGCGGAGACGCGCGAACGTCGTCGAACACGAGGAGAAGCTCACGCGCAGCGTGATACCCACCTGGAAAGATGAAACCGTCGAGGCTCGCGACCGAGAGGCAATGGGCAAACACTTGGAGGAATACGCTTTCGCACCGGGATACATCGACACGATAGTCGATCATAAAACGCTGCGGTATATCCGCGAGTCAATGCTCCGTGAGCAGCGTATGAAGCGAGCACTCGAAGCGGTCGAAACGGTACGCAAGCCGGGACACAAACCGAGCGGCACGCCGACCGACGAGCAAAAGAAAGGCAAGACTCGAGCAGCAACGCGCGCACGCAGCAAGACAACTCAAATCGATGCGGTGACTGAATTGTTACAGGGCTTAGGTTAAACATCAGATAGGAAACCATCATGGCAGCATCAGATTATTGGGACAGTCAAGACCTCAAAGCGGTCGCGGCTGGCGGGTTCGTCAACGAATCCGTAATGCAAAAAATATTCGACATCAGCAAGATACCTTTGCCGTTGCTCGACAACATCGCAGTGGAATCGCACGATAACGCATACGCGGAATGGCCGCAGGACGAGCTGAACGCACCTGACCCGACTAACTTTGTTGTGTCAGGCGCGGACGCCGGAACGAAAACCGACGGTAACGAAAAGCGTGTCGGCAATCACTCCGCGACTTCAGTCAAGTATGTTTATTACACGACCCGAGCGCAAAACTCGAACGTCGTCGGCCAGGGCCAGCGCTCACTAGCTCGCGGCTTGATGATGCGGCAGCAGGAACTCATGCGAGATATTGAGTCGATTTGCTTGCTCAATAACGCATCAGTCGAGGATAACAACAACTCAACCGCAGGCGAGACGGCCGGGCTTGATACTTGGATCGAAACCAATATCGACGCAGCCGAGTCAGGCGCAGCGGTCGGCGGCTTTAATACCTCGACCAAAATCGTTGACGCGCACACCAACGCAACGACAGCCGTCGCCGGTACTGAGGCACGACTTTCGGCATTGATCGAATTGGCATACAGCAACAACGCACAGCCGTCGATCGCTATGTCAACGCCGGCAGTAATCAAGCGTCTTGCGGTTCGTCTGTTTGCAAGCTCCCGAGTGGCTACGCCGACGGCAAATGTCGCAGGCGCAGGCGGCGGCGTTGAGCAGACCTCGCAAGGGTTTATGAATATCATGGTCACGGACTTTGGATTCACGCTCGAGCTAACGCCGAATCGTTTAATGCAGGATTACAACAGCGACACGGCTGCGAGCCTGCTCGGTATCGATCCGTCATTTGTTGCGTTGTCTTACATGCACGCACCGACAGCGGAGAAGCTCGCAAAACTCGGACTGTCCGAGCGCTGGCAAGTAAGCGCTGACTATGCGCTCGTGGTTCACCAGGAGAAAGCGCACTTCAACTATCGAGACATTGACGAGGATGCGGCCTGGACGGCATAGGCTAACTCGTTCCCCCGCTTGGCGGCGGCTTCGGCCGTCGCCCTTTTTAAGAGCTGGCAATATGCACGAACTGGAAAAAGACTTAAAAGGCGAGCTACCGGAGTTCACGCACAAAGGCGGCGACCCGGCGCGTCACGCTATCCTCGAGAGCAACCACCGAATGCGCGAGGGACTCGACGAGGGTGCGATTAACTTCGGCACCGACGGCGGATTCGGCCGCGTGTCGCTTCGAATTCCCTTGTTTGATTACCCTTTCATATGCGTCATGTTTCCAGACCTCAAGGCACCGGATTCGCATGTGCGCCACAAGGCATGGCAAGCGTTTACAAAGTCACCGCTATCGGAGCCGTATAGAGTCGGAAAGAAAATTCGTCGAGGTGCGAGATAGTGGTCGGCGAAGCCGGCGCAGTTCTCGAATTGGTGGACACTCTAGACGTTCCGACGTTGTTCGTTTTATGCGCGCTGGGGTTTTGGCGAATCGTCAAGGCGCTGCACGCGATAGAATTGCGCATGACAAATCACAGCGCAAATATGGAACGCGTCACAGAGATTCTCGACCGCCATATAATCGCCGATGCCAAAGCCGACGAGCGGCTCACAAAAACACTTGACCGATTGACGGCCCGGATTGATTCGCAAGTTTCGAGGGCGAGCTAATGTCACTGAACTATGGAACACTAAAGACGCAAATTCTCGCGGACACGCACCGCACCGAATTGACCGGCGAGGTCGCCAATTTTGTACGCGCCGCCGAGGGCGTAATTGCACGCCGCTTGCGTTGTTCCGAAATGTTAACCCGCGTTGACCTTACCGACTCCGACCGAGTCACGGCCGACGAGGGATTCTATACACTGCCGACCGACTATCTCGAGGCGCGCGCGTTGTTCCTGATTCAGTCGGCCGAAGGCGACATTATGCTCGAGCCTGTATCGCTCATGGAATTGCGCCGCTACTCCTCGAGTTCGAAGGTTCGCCAATACACAATCATCACCGACACCGAGGTCGAATTGCGCGGCGTGCCAAGTACGACGCAATCATTCGAGCTTATCTACTTCGCCAGGCCGACGGCATTCGCCGCCGACGGCGACGTTAACGACATTCTGACTCGCCACGAAGCGGTGTATTTACATGCCGGCATCAGCGCGCTTTATCAATTCACGCAAGACCTTGAGCTTTCAGCGGCTCACGGACAAATCGCAATCGACGCAATCGAAGCGCTCAACGAGCAGGCCGGTCGCATGATAGGAGGCAACAATACCGCAGGCTATTACGATTTCAACTCATGGGGCGGACGCTAAGATGGGACTAGAAACCGGCACGTATATCGACAGCTTGAACGCCTCGAACCCGGTAGGCGCGAGCGACCCAAAGAGCCAGGGCGACGACCACATTCGACTTTTGAAGTCAACGATTCTCGCATCGTTCCCGAGCATTACCGGCGCAATGACCGCGACGCACACCGAGTTAAACATACTCGACGGCGCAACGCTATCGACTGCCGAGTTAAATATTTTAGACGGTGTCACCGCGACCGCCGCCGAGCTAAATATCCTTGATGGCGTCACCGCGACCGCCGCCGAGCTAAATATCCTTGATGGCGTCACCGCGACCGCCGCCGAGCTAAACCTAATGGACGGCGTGACGCTCACCACGGCGAACATTAACAACGCCGCGCTGAAAGCCGCCGCAAATATCTTCACGGCAAACCAAACCATACAAGAAGCCGACCCCACAATATGGTTTATTGATGACGGCGCGGCAGCAAATAACGGACGATGGGCGCTGAGAATTACAGGCGAACAGCTTCGCTTCCAAGCGTGGAACGATGCTATTAGCGGAAGCGGTACGTTTATGGCGGTGGACCGCACGTTAAACGTCATAGATACAATCGCTTTCGCAGCAACCGATATGACGCAGGCCGGCAACCTAGCCGTGACCGGCGACTTATCAATGATAGGCACCGCGCATTCATTTCAAACGCTCTCTACTGGTAACGCCTTAGAGATTGGCTTTCACGGTTTGACGATTACCCCAAACATGGCGACGGGTAAATTATTGTCCGGCGCGCACGCGTCCGGCGCGTCCCTATATACCTATTTCGACTCAAGCGACATGGAGCTAGTAGCAGGCACAACGTCAACTTATAAATATGGCCTAGTGCTATCGCCGCGCGGCTCGACGCATGGAGCCGGCGAAGGCTTCCACATATACGCCAGAGGCACGCTCGCCGCGACGATTGGGGCGACGGGCGACGTGGTGACGCCGAATACTTCAGCAGCAGAAATTGGCACCAAGGGCATGGAGCAAAACATCCAGAACGCTAGTTATACGCTACTGTTAACGGATGCGAGCAAAGCCATATATAAAGCGTCCGGCGGCGCTGGTGAAACTATAACGATACCGGCGAATGCTTCGGTAGCATTTCCGATTGGAACCGTCATTGAGGTGATTAACCAAGGCGGCGGAACTCTAAGCCTAGCTATCACCACGGATACACTAACGCTGCTCGGCGTTGGTAGCACGGGAACGCGAACTATTTCAGATGACGGCTCTGCGGTGATTCGGAAAGTAACCGCTACGGCGTGGGTTGTTAGCGGCGCTGGTGTTTCGTGAGCGGAGTGCTTGCAGCGGTGGCCGGCGCGGACGGTATACAGACCGCCTTGAACGCGGCCCAAATTAGCGACACGGAAGCGACCTCGCCGAACCCGTCGAGCAGCGTGTCTATAAATCGCGATGGCACTGTTTTATTCACCGGCAATTCGTCCGACTCAGACCCTATCAACGAATGGGTTATAAACCCGGTCGGCAATCCCGGCGATAACTTCGAGGTTCACCTAGCCGTGACTTCCGGCTCCGGTCCCAACGCAGGAGATAGCACGGCGACCTGGCTGGCGCTAACTTCGAATCGAAGCTGGACCCGCACCGGCGGCGCGAGCGCGTCTGGCACCTGGACTATTTCTATAAGGCCGGTAGGTGGGAGCACCGTCGTTTCGGCTCTTATAACGATGACGAATACTTACATACCATGAGTTACCCGAAGCGCTTGCTCAGCATCAGACCTCGAGGCGGCATCGCGACCGATACGCCGCAATGGGCGACGCCTCCCGAATTCTTTACGCTTGGCAACAATCTTGTATTTCGCCAGGGCTTCGCCGAGCGAGCGCCGAGCAGCGCGAACATATACAACGACCCGACCGTAGCACCTTACGCAATCAAAAACGTGCAAATTAGCGGCGTGAATTATTGGGTTTATGTCGGCGCGACCGCAAGCTATGTCGTCGAGACTTCAAATCATACGGAAATCACGCACGCGTCCGGGCAGCAATCCAATACCGAAGTTCACCGGCTGTCGCTCGACCTACTCAACGGGATACCGTTTTTTTCAAACGGACTTGACGAGCCGATGTACTGGGACGGGAACGTGAGCAATAACTTTGTGGACTTGCCCGGCTGGACCGCGACCGAGACTTGCGGCTTTATGGTTGCGCACCGCTTCCATTTATTCGCGTTCGATATTTCCGGCCCGTCGGGCGACTTTCCGAATCAAGTCAAGTGGAGTTCGGCGGCTAATCCTGGCAACGTGCCGGCGTCCTGGACAGCGGCAGCCACCAACGAAGCCGGCGACACGGTACTTGCCGACACGCCCGGCGAGCTAGTCAGCGCGGCAAACTTGCGCGGCTCGCTAATGATTTACAAAAACGGCTCGACGCATATTGCGGACTACGTCGGCGGCGAGGAGATTTATGCTTTCCGCACGTTGTTCGTGCAATCCGGCGCGCTCGCGCGGCACACCGTCGCCGACATTAACGGCGCGCATTTTGTAGTGACCGACGGCGACATTATCATCACGGATGGACAAACGATTAAATCCGTAGCACAGAACAAGCGCCGCCGCGCTTTTTTCAATTCAATCGATCAGACTTATTACAAAAACACTATCGTCAAATATTTCCGCCAGAAAAATGAAGTATGGGTAATGTATCCAGAGGCCGGCAGCGAGCGCTGCACACGCGCCATGATTTACGACCTGGCTAACAACGCATGGGGCGACCGGGAGCTGCTCGGTATCTCGAACGCCGACACCGGCATCGTTAACGACACCGCCGCCGATGAGACGTGGGATAGCGACGCGGCCGTATGGAATGCCGACCTCGAGGTATGGGACCAACAAAACTTTTCGCTGGCGACCGAGGAGCTTGTACTAGCCGACTCGACCAACACGGAATTAGTGCAAATCGGGACCGGCGACGAGTCACTCGTTTCGACGTTGCGCCGCGAGGATTTAGATTTTGACGACCCGGTCCGCTTTAAGTTTGTGAAGCGTTTGCACTTGCGCGTCGAGGCAGCAACTAGCATCGACTTTCTTGTGCGCATCGGCAAGCGCAACGCGACAGGCGAGTCGATTTCATGGAACTCTGCGCTCACGTACAATAGCGACGACGGCTTTCTAAACGTGACGATTACGGGCCGCTACATATCTATAGAGATTGCCGCGACCACGAACACGACATTCAAAATCACCGGCATCGAACTCGAGGCCGAATTGCGAGGTTATCATTGATGGGTTTTTTGAAAAAAGTATTCGCCGGCCCGGACGCTATCGCGTCTGCAATGGACGGCGCAAAAAAGGGACTAGACGCGCTTGTATTTACTAA